TTACCCTGATTGCCGCGACGGAATCGGAAGTGCAAGTCCTGATCGACAAGCACTACGAATACAGCCGCCTGATCGAAGACATCGTTGAAGTTCAAGCCCTGTCCTCGCTGCGTTCGTTCTATACGGAAGACGCTGGCTACGCTCTGGCTCGTCAAGTTGATACCGACCTGATCCGCCTGGGTCGCTCTTTCAACGGCGCTACCGTTGGCACGAACGACTACGCTACGTCGAATTCCTCGACCAAAGCGTACATCGGTTCGGATGGCACGACCGCGTACAACAGCACGACCTCGAACGCAGCTGCTCTGACGGATGCTGCTATCCGCCGCACGATTCAGCGTCTGGATGACAACGACGTTCCGATGGATGGTCGTTTCTTCATCATCCCGCCGTCGAGCCGCAACACGCTGATGGGCCTCGCTCGTTACACTGAGCAAGCGTTCGTTGGTGAGGCTGGTTCCAACAACACCATCCGTAACGGTGAAATTGGCAATCTGTACGGTATGCCCGTGTTTGTTACCTCGAACGCCGACAGTGGCGCGGGTAACGCCGGTGCTGATCGTATCTGCCTGATGGGTCATCGTGACTCGATGGTTCTGGTTGAGCAAGTTGGTATCCGTTCGCAAACCCAATACAAACAGGAATATCTGGCTACGCTGTACACCGCCGATACCCTGTACGGTGTTAAGGCTATGCGTACGTCTGCCAGCTCTGGTGTGGCTACTTCTAGCTCCGCCTACGCTCTGGCTGTTCCGGCGTAATTAGTTGGAGGGGCTATCGAAAGGTAGCCCTTCCTTCTTTTGAGAGGGAAATATGGCTCTTTATAAATGTCTTCAAAGTGGCAATACTGTTGAGTTTGTTCTTCCCCATGATATTGAGTCAATGAAAGGACACGCAGGTTATGTCCGTATTGATGAAGAAAAACAAGAACCACAGGAAAGGGTAAATATCCCTTTTTTAGCCCCTAAAGTTAAAGTTGGCCGACCACGTAAATCGGGTTAATCATGGAAAATGGATTGTTTGGGTCTAAGTGTCCTATTGCTACTCAGGACGTAGAAATTAACCTTAAAAACAGGAATCATGCTTTTAAAGAGTATGGTTACGGCCCTGCAAATCCGAATGAACCTAATGATGCGTTTTGGCTTAAAAAAGCCAAGATGTATAACACCCCCACCGATCAAGTTAAGACTATGCGTTGTGGGAATTGCGCTGCTTTTATTCAAACTCCTGAAATGCTTGAATGTATTAAAAATGGCATGGAAGGTAATGAAAAAAGCCCTATGGAATATGAAGAACAGGTCATTGAAACCGCTAAATTGGGTTACTGTGAACTGTTCCATTTCAAGTGCGCTGCCGACCGTACTTGCGATGCCTGGTTAGTCGGTGGCCCCATTACGAAAGGCAAATATGAAAGCAACGAAAGGTCAGAAGAAAGTAGCTAAAGTACTTCGTGAGTATAAGGCTGGAAGTCTACATTCTGGAAAGAAAGGCCCTATTGTTAAATCTAAGAAGCAAGCTGTAGCTATTGCGCTTTCTGAGGCTGGAATGGCTAGGAAAAAGAAAAAGTGATTAAGCGCGGAAAAGAACAGTTTTCTGGATATAACAAGCCTAAAAAAACTCCAGATCACCCAACTAAAAGCCATGCTGTTTTAGCTAAATCTGGCGATACTGTTAAATTGATTCGTTTTGGTCAACAAGGTGTATCTGGCTCTCCTGCAAGACCTGGGGAGTCGGAAGCAGATAAAGCTAGGCGCAAATCGTTCAAAGCGAGACACGCTGAAAACATTGCAAAAGGTAAATTATCTGCTGCTTTTTGGGCGGATAAGGTTAAGTGGTGATTTCCTTTTGATTTATGGTATTCTCTGCAAAACCTCTAGGTGACAACCCGCATCGGGCCTCCTTACTGATATATAAGGATTTCTGATGCGGGAATTTTCTGTAGGAGCAACCCCAACAGCAGGATCTACATCGACACTGTACACAGTGCCGACGGGGTATCGTGCGCTATGGAATCTTTCTTATCTTTTTAATACCAGTGGCAGCACAAAAAATTGCACTTTGTCGTGGTATGACTCAAGTGCGTCTGCAACGTATGACATTCTTAGTTCATACAGTTTTAACTCCAAAGACTATCTAAAATTTGATGGTGGAGCTTATGTTGTATTAGAAGAAGGCGATCAAGTACAAGTCACCCCTGAAGCTGGAAGTACTTTTACTGTGATTTTAACCTTCGTTGTTAAAGGAAATCAGCGAGAATGAGCAAAACATACTTACAAGCGGTTAATGATGTTCTGGTCAGGCTCCGTGAAGTCCAGGTATCTACCGTTACGCAAACGTCTTACTCTACTCTTATTGGTAAGTTTGTAAACGATGCGAAACGCCAAGTCGAAGATGCGTTTAACTGGAACGCATTATTTACCAATGTAACAGTTACTACATCTGCTGGAGTTAGTTCATATTCTGTTACTGGTAGCGGTAATAAATTCCGTGTCTCTGATGCTATCAATGTAACATCAGAGATTCCTCTGCAAAACATTTCATTTGCTGAAATGAATCGGTATTTGAGCTTTGGTACTCCTGCTCAGAATATTCCTACTTACTATGCGTTTAATGGTGTAGACGGAAGTTACGACACAAAAGTAAACGTATTCCCTGTTCCTGATAGTGCTTACTCACTTAAATTCTCGCTGATTATCCCTCAAGCTGAACTGTCATCAGATTCTACTGTTATTAAAGTAGCAGACGATCTTGTAATTCAAAACGCATACGCTAGGGCTTTAGTAGAACGTGGTGAGGACGGAGGACTTAACAGCTCTGAGGCCTACGCCCTTTATAGACAGATGCTGTCAGATTACATTGCTTTAGAAGCCACTCGTTATCCTGAATCTCAAGAGTTTATTGCTATCTAATGGCGCAACCACTTCAAATCTTTAGTATCGCAGCTCCAGGGTTTTATGGATTAAACACCCAAGACTCTCCTTTAGACTTGGCCGCTGGTTTTGCTTTAAATGCTACGAATTGCATTATTGACCAATATGGACGCATTGGATCTCGAAAAGGTTATACAAAGGTAAACTCAAGTTCTGGAGCTGTTGGATCAAACGACATTCAGGCTTTACACGAGCTTGTAGAATCAGATGGTACAGCAACGATTGTATTTGCTGCGAATAACAAGTTATTTAAACTTAATTCCAGCAATGTAGTTGTTGAGTTGACTTATGGTGGCGGTGGATCTGCACCTACTATCTCAGCAAATAACTGGAGTATTGCGACATTAAACAATATCGCATATTTCTTTCAAACTGGACACGATCCGTTAATTTACGATCCAGCAGTTAGTACTACTACTTATCGCAGGGTATCTGAAAAAACTGGATACTCAGGTACTGTACCTAGTGCGAATATCGTTTTAAGTGCTTACGGTAGGTTGTGGGTGGCTAATACATCTACTGATAAAGTCACAATTTCATTTTCAGACTTACTTGCTGGTCATATTTGGAATACTGGAACCGCCGGAAGTCTTGATGTATCAAGGGTTTGGGGTCAAGGTGTAGATGAAATCCAAGCTCTTGCATCTCATAATGGATATTTATTTATCTTTGGCAAGAATCAGATTCTTGTCTATAAAAACGCAACGACTCCTGCCGATTTAGTAATTGATGATGCAATTATTGGAACTGGTTGTATTGCTAGAGACAGTGTTAAACCCATTGGTACGGATATACTATTTCTTTCCAATACTGGCGTTCGTTCGTTAATGAGAACCATTCAAGAAAAATCACTTCCTTTCCGTGATCTTTCAAAGAATGTACGCAACGACTTAATGGATATTGTTGCGGTTGAGGATTTAACAAAGATTAAGTCTGTATTCTCTGAAAGAAACGCAATTTATCTGATTACTCTGCCTTCTGTAAAACAGGTTTACTGTTTTGATACTAGGGGACAATTACAAGACGGATCGTTACGAGTAACCGTTTGGAATTCTATAGATCCAAAAGCTCTTTATTCCAGAGCTAACGGAGATTTGTTGTTTGGTAAAACTGGTTATGTAATGAAGTACACCGGTTATCAAGATGATGGTTCTTCCTACAGGATGCAGTATTACACCAACTACGCAGACTTAGGAAACGTATCTCAGACTTCTGTACTTAAAAGAATATCAATAGTTGTTATTGGCGGAACAAATCAATACGTCACTTTTAAATGGGCGTTTGATTTAACTGATAATTATTTATCTGATAATGCCTTAATTCCAATACAAGGCATTTCTGAATATGGTGTTGCTGAATATGGTGCCAATGGATCACCTGTTGCGTATTACAGTAATGGACAACTTATTCAGACTTTAACCGTATCTGGTACTGGAACCGGCAAATTAATTCAAACAGGTTACGAGTCAAACATTAACGGCGCTGCATTAAGTATTCAGAAAATCGAGATTCAGGCCAAGAACGGAAAACTTAGCTAGGAACAATCATGTCAAATTATGTAAAAAGTACGAATTTTGCGACAAAAGATACTTTACCTGCTGGCGATGTTAATAAGATCGTTAAAGGTACTGAGATTGACACAGAATTCAACAACATTGCTACTGCTGTTTCTACAAAAGCAGACACGGCGGCTCCTACTTTTACCGGAACGACCACGTTAGCAACTGCTACGATTACTACAGCAAACATCACTACAGCAAACATTACTACCTCAAATATTACTGGTGGTTCAATCACTGGTATTACTGATCTTGCTGTGGCAGATGGCGGAACTGGGTCTTCTACAGCATCAGGTGCAAGGTCTAATCTCGGCGCGGCTTCTTCTGGTTCTAACTCAGATATTACGTCGCTATCCGGTTTGAGTACTCCGCTTTCCGTGGCGCAGGGTGGTACTGGTTCCGCATCAACAACATACTGCAATCTGACAACTAATGTCACCGGAACATTACCTGTTGCAAACGGCGGAACTGGAGCTGCTTCACTGACCGCCAACAATGTCCTGCTTGGTAACGGAACTTCTGCGGTTCAAGTGGTTGCGCCTGGTGCAAATGGAAATATTCTGACTTCTAACGGCTCGACTTGGACTTCTGCTGCTCCGGCCGCAGGAAGCTATGTTTCTAACGATGTAAGCAACGGGGTTGGTTCTTTTAATGTTGGAACTGATACGAGCAGCACTATTAGTAATCTTGGCACAACCGCATCATTTCGTGGAGCTATACTGAGAGGTGGTTCCGCGTCTTTTTCATCTACTTCATTGGCTGGAACTTGGAGAAATGTATCAGGAAATACTATAGATGGCACTAGTTCAGAATTCGGTGTTTTTCAGAGGATTTCATAAATGACTATTACACTAATTTCCGCAGCTAATCCGCGATACTCAAATGCGGAGGGAACGTCAATAATTGTTGACTGCGAATTTTCTCATCTCTCCGCAGAAGTACATCCTTTTTGTGCTATGTCCACTGATACTGAGGCGCATGGTCGAGAAGTTTATGCGAGAACCGTTGCTGGCGAGTTTGGACAAATCACTCCGTATGTTGCGCCGCCACCAGTAATTCCTAAAGTTGTGACTATGCGCCAAGCTAAATTAGCTTTGCTTCAGCAAGGTCTTTTGGATTCTGTCAATGCGGAAATTGAACAGTCTGACGAGGCCGCAAAAATTGAATGGCAATATGCGACAGAGGTTAAGCGTGATAATTCTTTAGTTCAAGCTATTGCTACACAACTTAGTCTTACAGAGCAGCAACTTGATGAATTGTTCGTACTAGCAAATTCACTTTAACTAACGAAACGAAAATTGTTAAGAATTTGACTCATATAACATTAAACAATTAAATTAAGTGAAGATACCTGTAATTAAAACTGATGATTACATTATCTACACAGAAGACGTAAATGGTTTGTTATTTGTCCACATGGATGTATTTAAATGGACAAAAGAGATAAAGAAAGAGTTTGTTAAAGATTGGAATGATTGGGCTGGAAAACAGAAACAAGATATATACGCAATGCCTTTTATAGACGATGAAAAGATGCACAAATGGTCTTTGATAACAGGTTTTAAAGTAGTTGAATTTTGCAAATGTTTAGATGGAATAACTAGAAAGCTGTATCTCTGGAGAGAAAATTATGGGTAAGTTAGTTGCAGCAGTAGCCCCTGCGGTAGGAATGATGATTCCTGGCGCTGGTCCAATCATAGGAAGTGCCATTGGTTCTGCAATAGCAAGTAATGAAACTGCATCTGCCGCACAAGGGGCCGCACAAACCTCCGCAGGATCTCAATTAGATGCAGCAAGGATCGCCGCTGAAGAAGCGCGATTCCGACCTATTGGGATTACGACTAGGTTCGGTCAATCCAAATTTGGATACGACCCCACGACTGGTCGAGTATCCTCTGCGGAATATACTGTATCTCCTGAGCTTAAAGCCTACCAAGACAGGATTATGGCCCTTACTGGTCAAGGTCTTGGGTTTGCTGAACAAGCGCCTGGTCTTTACGCCCCCTTACAAACAGCCGCTACCGGACTGTTTGGATTAGGTCAACAGTATCTCGCAGAATCTCCTGAACAAGCGGCCGCTAGGTATATTGCACAACAACAAGAGCTTTTAGCGCCTTCCAGAGAGCGCCAATTTGCTCAACTGCAAAACCGTTTATTCCAGACTGGTCGGGGAGGTTTAGCTGTAGGCGGTACTTCTGCCCGTCCTAGCGGTGCTGCTGGTCTTGGTGCGGCCTCTCCTGAGATGGAAGCCTACTACAACGCCTTAGCCCAACAAGACGCTCAGTTAGCTGCTCAAGCCATGCAAGCCGGACAACAACAGACTGCGTTTGGTGCTGGACTGTTTGGAACTGGTGCTGGTCTTTTAGGTGGTTATGGTCAAGGTCTGACTGGTGCTTACGCTCCGTTTTCAACTGGTCTTGGAACTGTTGGAGCAATTGAAAATCTTGGCATTGATCCTCTTAAACTTGGCATGGAATTAGGTGGAAAAGTAGCAAGTCCTACCGGAGCAAATGCACTGTTATTAGGTGGTATTAACGCCGCCAAAACATTGCAAGCGCCGATGAGCTACAGTCCCACTGGTACGTTACTTAGTTCATTGTCGCAAAATCCTTCTTTTCAACAAGGAATGGGGCAATTAGGTAATTACGCTTATAACTGGCTTACCGGAGCAACAAATCCAGCGACCTCTTATGAACAGGAAGCCGGTCAATTTGAAGGCGGATCTGCTTTCAGTAGGCGTTATTAAGAAATCATATAGGTGACATATGGCACAAGACTCTATCGTAGGCGGTTTGTTTGGCTTAACTCCTGAGATGTATCAGCAGGGTCAACGGGAACGAGAACGCGCTGAAGCATTGCAGTTTGCTCAGTTATCTCCCATTGAAAGCGCAAAATTTGGGATGTATCAAGCCGGTCAGCAATTAGGTCGAGGCATTGGCTCTCTGCTTGGCGTAGAAGATCCTCAGTTAAAGATGATTGCTCAACAGCAGCAGATTCTGCGTAATGTCGATCCTAATGATCCTCAGTCACTTGCTCAAGGTGCTAGGATGGCTTCTGAGATGGGAAATGCTAGGCTTGCTTCTGCGCTAGCAGAACAACAACGAAAAGTTCTTGAATCTGCATCTCTTGTTGCACAACGTGTTGCAGCAGCCACCAGAGAAAAACAAACCGCAATTCCAACGAATATTCAAGAAGCACAATATGTTGCTACTTTAAGGAATAATCGTAATCAAATTGCAGCATTACCTGATTCTGAAGAAAAAACTGCTGCATTAGCTAATATTGATGCTCAACTTTCGCAGTTAGTAAAACCTGAAAAACCAGAGTCAAGATCTGAATTACAAAAACTTTTGGATGAACTGGCATTATTAGACCCTGTTAAAGACAAGCAAAAATATGATGCTTTGAGGGGAAGAATTAATATTCTTACTACTAGGGAGCCAAGAGCATCTGTTAGCGTTACTATTCCTCCGCAGGAAAAATCAGAGCAAGGAAAACGCGGAGAAATGTTAGTACAAGAATATAAAGATATTTCAAATGCTGCAAAATTGGCTATTAAATCTTTACCTTCATTGCAAATACAAGAAGGAATTATTGATGCTGGATTTAAAACAGGATTTGGAGCTCCAGCACAAAAAGCTGCCGCATCAGTTCTTGGCGCATTAGGTATTACAGACGCAGAAAAGTTTGCTACTAATGCTCAAACATTTTATTCCGCTTCTCAGGGTGCAGTTTTACAGAAACAACTTGAGCAAAAAGGGCCGCAAACTGAGTCTGATGCTCAAAGGATTACTGCAACTGGCGCACAACTTGGAAACACTCCCGAAGCCAATAAATTTATTATTAATGTTGCAAAAGCTCAATTTAAAAGAGACATTAAACAACGTAATTTTTATGATGATTGGTGGAGCAAAAACAAAACTTATGATGGCGCTGAAAACGCATGGATGACTGGTGAAGGAACAAAGTCATTATTTGATTATCCAGAACTCAAGGCTTACAAAATAGGAAAAGAAGGTTCTGGAGCAGCAAGTACTTGGCGCGTTGTTAAATAACAAAGGGCATATATATGGCCGAACAACTTTATAAAGTCGAAGACCCAACCGGTAATATTAGAGAAATAGTTGGCCCCGCTGGCGCTAGTGACGAAGAAGTTATTGCACAGGCAAAACAATTATTTGCCACAACTGAGGGTGGTGCGGTTACTGGTATGGCTGGATCTGCTAAAGCAACTGGTGTTCAAACAGAAGTACCTGCCGCAGCAGACATAGCGGGAGCCGGTGCTCTTGGCGCTGTTGGCGGTATTGTTGCGCCATCAGTTTTAGGTATTGCTGGTAAGGGTTTATCTTTTGTACCATTTCCTGCAACTCGTTTATTTGGTCGCGGCTTAACTTATATGGGTGAAGCTGCCGCAAATATCAAACCTGTTGTAAGGGCTGCGGAAGGTTTTACTGGAGGAATTGCATCAGAAACCGCCGGTAAATTGGTAGAGGGAGTAACTGAAAATAAAATAGCTGCTGAAGCTGCTAGATTTATTGCTGGAGGCGTAACTCCATCAACAATTCGACTAATTTTGTCTGCCGCAGGTAATGGAATTAGGCTATTGACCGGCCCTGAAGGTACAAAAGTATATGGCCGTCCAGATATTGCAATTATGCAAATGGCCGATTCTATTAAAAATGATGTTGCACAAAGACAAGGCGGAGCATTAACGGCAGATCAAAATAAATTTATTGATTCGTTAATTGCTGAATTACAAGGAAGCAAAAAGCCTGGTGAAGCATTACTTGAAATTAATGCTGTTCTTGATGAAGGGGCAAAATTATTAAAATCTCAAGCAAATAATAAAGCAGAAAAATTGTTTAAAGAAGCAAGCTCTGTAATAACTGGTTCTATTGAGGCAGCTAATGCTGAAATTAATAGTGCTGTAAAAAATTCAAAATTAGGAGTTTCATCAAGAACAGATGCTATTAGTTATCTTGAATCTTTAAAACAGAATGTTTTAAATAAATCCAATGAGTTTTTGTCAACGATTGGAACTCCGCGATTAAAGTCAGAAATTGGTTCTGAATTACAAAATATTGTTAATTTAAGAAATCAATCAATCAGAAACGATGCTTCTACAAAATACAACGAAACAAAAGCCGTTGTTGATAATATTGTTAAAGCAAAACAATCTGCCGGAGAGTTTGTTAGTTCTTTGCCTGAATATAATAATTTTATTGCTGATTTGAAAAGCAATACTGTTCCTGGCGTTCGATCTGCCGACGTTGCTAATTCATTTAAGAAAATACTTGAAAATATTTCATTTAAAGATGCAAAAACAACTTTTCAGGCTTTGGATGATGCTCGTCGTTTATTGGGAGAGGTTTATCGCGGCACGCCACCTGAAGGATATGCTGCCATTGATGCAGATACAGCCAGAAAATACTATGGTGTAATTTCTGACATTCAGAAAAAATACGTTGGCCCAAAACAGGCTGAATTGCTTGATAACTATGCTTCATCAAAAGAAGGTCTGGAGTTATTTAGTTCTCAATATGGCAAAAAACTTATTGCCAGAGATCCAGGCGCTTTAGAACAATTAAAAGCTGATCCTGCATCTGTTCCTGATTATTTCTTTAAAAGCCCAAAATCGTTTAATTCTCTTGTCTCTTTGACTGGAAATAAAGAATTAGCTATTGGTGCAGCAAGAGACTATGTTGCAGATGAAATTTCATCGTTTACTACTGCAAAACAAATTAATACATGGCTAACAAAAAACCGTGACTTTCTATCTGCTGTTCCTGACATAAGGAATCAAGTTGTTCAATATCGTCAAGCATTAGAAAACTCTGAAAGAACAATATTAAATATTGACAAAGGCATTAATACATTACGAAAACAACAAGTTGATCTTCCTCTCGCCTCTCAAAGAGAGGCGCAACAAAGAGCATCTGCTTTACGTTCAGGTGGTGAACTACAGGCATCTTCACTTCAGGCGCAAGCAGAAACAGTGACTAAAGAAGCAGCGGACGCAGCAGACAAAATATTTAACAGTTCAGTTGGCCCACTTAAGAATGTTCGACAACTTATTCTTGAAGGAAATATGAATGCCTGGAATATTGCCGCGCCAATTATCATTCGTTCTCCGGCGGGAAAAGGTGCGGTATTTGATGCTGTAAGAGAGATTCTTTCTGATATGCCAACAAGGGGATCTCAAAGATATTTTAATGAAACCATTGCTCCTCCATTATTGAAATTTGGAATGATTAGCAAAGATCAGGCTGATAATTTATATACCCAATTAGGGCAAATTGAATCTGGTCGTATGCCTGAGCAGGCAAAATTAAATATTCGGCAAAAATTGATTTTAGACGCAGTGATTTCTTATTCTAGTTCTATTGGATCTAGAAAACTTAATCAAGCAGGATTTAGTCTTGTTAACTTAATTCCAAGATAAATTAAAAAGGTTTGTATCATGGCAGAACCAATATCAGGCATTGCTGGAAGTTTATCTGTTGGTAAATTATTAACGGGCATTGCTGGTTTTTTTGGTGGTTTATCTATCTCGTTTTTTTGGCAACCAAAGAAATTACATCAACATGGAAAACTTGCTGCTGGCGCAATAATTGGCGGTATCTCCGTTGCTGCCGCTTTTGCTCTAGGTGGTGTTGTTGCTAATCAACTAGGGGTAAACATCAATGAAGCGGATACTGCTTTGGGTATTGGTTATT